AACACAATGTTTTGACTACGCATGTAGTCACGGAACTGGCTTACAATGAGTCGCTGTGCAGCTACAATCTCACAACGCATCTTTTTAAAGCGCCACTTCCTAAACACTGATTCAGCCCTATCGTACATAACAGAAATCTTGTTTGTTTTAAATCTGTCAATGTCAAGTACATAATAGTTATTATCTTCGTCTACACCTACCACAGCAATAACAGTGTAGTCTGAGTGGTTACTGACTGTGTAAGCAAAGTCCATAGCTGCATAGACATGGAGAAGCTTATCACCAAAGTACCAAGCACCGCTAAAGTTTTCAATCTTATCCCTTTCATAGTAGTTGAATCTACTACGGTCAATAAGCTGTGTTTCCACAGCGTTAGGGTTGTTGTAGTATTGGGCATAGAACTGAGTAATGTCCAAATACTTTGCTTTTTTACGGGCTAATTCTTTTTGGTCAAAACCAAAAGTCTTACCATCTGTACGCCGTTGTTTAGGCCATAGGAATTCACCGTTAGTCTCTACAACACGTTCAAATGTTTCATACACTTCTAACTCAACTTCTTCATCCTTATCCTCGTCATAGTAGGACTCGGTCATTTCCATCATATCTTTGTACAAGTCACCGGGATGGTAACGTGTACCTACAGCCCACTCTTTAGCACCTGTAGATTCAATGGAAGATAGTTGTGAATAGAATGCTCTAACTTGGTCACGACCAATTTGAGAATAAGCGTTATCAGGAACCACTACGTCATCTAGCACAGCAACAGAACAATGTAATCCTGTTACGTTAGCTGTAATACCTGCGGCTTTAATAGTTGCGTCACGAACACCCTCTGCTTTACGCTTAGGGTGGTCTACGCTAATCTCATCAGCAGCCCAACGCTCTCGTTTACCTTCCATTTCATTAACCATCTCAGGCCAGTAGAAACGATAAATGTCAGATAATAGAATGTCTTTAACAGCTTTTAACTGCTTTTCAGCCAAGTTAGCTGTAGCAGATACGTACAACACCGTAGCTTCAGGGTGCTTAGTAATGTGGTGTGCCACACGATAGGCAATCATTGCACTTTTCTGGTGGTCACGAGGAAGCAACACAAGTTGGTTATCCTTGGCATCTTGACGTTGCCACCAAGCACACAACTCTTCATGCACAGCGCCTAATACACGGTGTGGTGCAACTAGTCGAATAAACGTGAGTAAGTCTGCCTCTGCCGCTTGCTTTACTAGTTCTTTTTCAGTCATTACCATTTGACTTTGTCGCTCCAATATGCAGCACTCATCTTACCTTTGGCAATGTTGGTAGCATGTCGTGCTTTAAAACTCTTTTGACGTGCTGTAGGTTCTTTGTCCCCACTAACACCTTGCTGACCAAATCGAATGGTCTTTACTTTATCGCCTTCTTTAGCAACGACTACGTGTGATTTAGTAGGATGACTAGGAGTGCGTTTAGGTTTGTTATAACCACTTACTCCAGCGGTTTTTAAACGGCTATCTTTTTCACTCATTTCATAGCTCCATTCTTTTTACGAGCAAAACTACGGTTAGCACTCTTACTAGTAACACGTAAATTACTACGACCAGCACTGCCACCTTTACTTAGTGGCTTCTTATGGTCTACATCTTTACCATCACCTTTGCTAACCTTACCTTCACGTTCCAACATACGGCGTGCACCGTTACGTTTAGCCCGATCTTTCTTTACACCTTCTTTACCATCATACTTTTCGTATTGTTTCTTATAATCACGTTTACCGTTGGTCATAAATGGCATATTAACTCTCCAAAACAATAAAGCCGCCATCTTCTTTTAACAACGCATCGCCAGTTTCTAGCAATAGGTTGTTAACAAGAATATCGGCAACATCATTCCAAAAACTCACCATCATGTCATCCACTGCACCAACAAACCCTTGGGCAAGTAGATAGGCTTTCCACTCATCTTCAACAGCACCAGTGGTATATCCTTTAGCAGTTAAAAACTGCATCTCAGCATCACGTAGTGAATAACTAGTAGCACCATTAGCTAAATAAAACGACAGTTCCATATCCTCTTGTGTACCTGCGTACCCGAGAGTGCGTAACGCATTCCACTTAGCTTGAATATTTAAACTCATCGTTTACCTCCAATTACAATTCCTAAACGAGCTATATCACCTGCAATACGACTTGGCAAAGGGGGTAGCTCTACCTCTTCCTTTTTAGGCCTTCCTACAGGCTTTTTAACGGCTTCTGTGGCATATCCCTTATCAGCCAACCACTTGGCAGCAGCAGTTCCTCCGGGTTGTTTAGCATGACTTTTCATTTGTTGAATAGCTTCAGAGCGTAGCTTAACTTCTAACTCAGCTTGCCACTTGTCTACATGGGGTTTGATTAGGACATGGTTACGTACTTCAAGCCAGTGCTCCCAATCCCCTAACAAGGTTTGTGCTGGAAGATATTCAGACGGATCACGACAATCAAGGAACACTTCTTTCCACTGTTGCAACGTATACACTGGTTTAAACTTAACGTCAGGACGAGCAAACTCTTTAAAGAGTTGTAATATTACTCGCTTGCCACTGCCATCAAGGAACTTGGTTCGGTCAACCATTCAATACTCCTAATCATTTGTTTAGGTATTTGATTACGCCTAGCTATTTCACCATTACTAGTAACTGCTTGCGTAAGAATAATACCTTCGGGGCCATCATAAACAACCCACCCTACTTGCTTACATAACACTGGAACATACACAAACTCTTCTTCGTGTACAGCCCAAGCTGTAACATCTAACTCTGAAGCATCTTCCCAAATTATGTAAGCTAGTTTCATTTTTTAGCTTTGTTCTTAGCGGTACGCTCACCTCGTTTGGGTAAGCTTTTACCTGCTTTAGACATGGCAATTGCCACTGCTTGTTTCTGACTCTTACCACTTTCCATTTCTTTTTTAATATTTTTAGAAATTGTTGATTTACCCTTACCTTCTTTTAACGGCATAATAGTTCCTTAAATAAGTTCAAAATGTGGGCCATCAAAAAAGCTTTTAAAGTCACCACCCCATTTAATCTTTACATTTAACTCAATAGCTGCACGCTCCATAGCTAATGCAATTGGGTAGTAATCTTCTTTTTCCCAACTTACTTTACCATCTACATAAGCTACTAAATCTACTGCTCTACCAATAAGGTGTTTACTTTTCATTGTTTTAGATAAACCCTTTTTAAATAGTTCTTCTTGTCTATCTAATGTTCGGATACCTTCAGTGATACCAAAATCAATCTCAGTTATTTCAATTGCACGTTTAACTACTGCAACTAAATCTTCATCTACACCTTTTAAGTTGTTTAAAGACCTTTGTGATAGTTTAAATGTCATTTCTTAAACCCTGCAATTATGCGACTACCAAATAAAAAGCCAAACGCAATATTGGCAGCTTCAATAGCTAGTTGCTGAATGTGCACATCTACAGGTACATATAATGTTGAAATACCTACAGCAATTACTAGTAATGCACCTATATACCGTGCTGAAGCTCTTAAGTCCACTACCCACTGGCTAGGTTGACCAATGGGAGTGTCCATTTTAGCGACAGCTTCTAGCCGCCGCACATCTGCTTCATCTAGTTTAATTTGTTCATCAACAGTAGTGGCTTTAACACTTCCTGCCCACTTACCAACGGCTTGTTTAATACCTTCTACACCAATAGGTACTAATGCACCTATAATTGTTTCTAGTAACATATTACACCTTGTGGTTAGACCAAACTGTTGCTAATGCAGCTACTAGACCACTAATAAATAACAGTGGTTTAGCTATCTTAGAAAGCCAATCCAAAACAACGAACGCCCCTTGCGCTGCATGAAAGGCATCCACTACGTCTTTGGTGTCTTGTGCAACCTTATCAACTTTGCTTTCTACAGCAATGAGGCGCTCGTATATTTCGTTATGGCTTACTTCAGACATAAACTAATTACTCTGGTTGTGCAACAGGTGTTTGTGCGGCTTCTTGGGCGGCTTTGTATGCAGCGATTACGTCAGCAGTGTGCGTTGCTGCACAGATGGCTTTCACCTTGTCGCTTTCAGCCGAATAGTCATCGCCGGGGGCAACGACATGGCGGTGGAAGTTGCCACTGATCTGTTTGCCATCTTCCATGATGGCGGTCTTGATGCGAACTTGTACGCAGCCATTTTCGACCACTTCGATGCGGTCAACTACGGTTACTTTTTCCAGCATGATGCTTTCCTTTCTTGCCTGAGAATCCACTCGGGCCTTGGTTTAACAATCGGTTGCGCCAGCGAATTCTGGCAGAGTTTTCAGGTGCTCGTAGGCTTGCTTAATCGGGTTGTCGCCGTCAATCACATACGCACACTGAAACGCTACATCCGCAAAATGAGGCAGCACCCCGTCTACAGAAGATCGAACACGAAACTGAATTCTGTTTTTTGTTTCAAGACTCAATGCCTCAACTCTGTGGTATGCGTTTTGCGCTTCAATTCCGTGCGCTGTAACGACAGTTTTTTTCAAAGCCATTTTTTTCCTTTCGTTTACGCAGCAACTGCTGCCATTGCTTTCCAAGTACCGGGAGTACCTGACGCAACGCAAACCCACCCCGGAACACCACCAGCTGACGGGGATGAGTTCCAAACAATGTCCCCACGATTCCAAGTTCCAACTGTCGGTGCTGCACCGAAACCAAAAGCATTTCTTCGCAGAGCACCTAATACGCCGACGCTAATGTAGCCGGTCGTCACGCCTGACTGGTTAATGGGTGTGGTTGCGCCGTCAAGATTTCCGTCAATGTAAATGTCATTGACGGTTCCAGAAGCCACAAGGCCATTGGTTGCGCCATTGACCACGGCATTCTTGATGATTGTCTTGCTGAGTGATGTTGTCGGATTCAAAAGCAGCGCATTGGTGATTGTTCCGTCCAAGTTGATGCCGTTGATCGTCGTGCCAGTTGAATCTCGCAAGCGCACCGCATTTGCGCCTGAGTTACGCATGACAAAGTTGGACAACGTGCAGTTTGTAAGGCCAAGCAAATCAATTTCAATGTTTGCGCCGCCATAGATTGACACGTTGTTGACAACTGCGTTCTCAACCGACGACATGACAACTTTTTCTTGTGTGCCGCTGGTTGTTCCAGTAATGGACACGTTGTTGACCGTCACGTCTTTGCACAAGAACAACTGGAACGATTCCACGCTATCAGTGTTGCGTGATGTCAAATTGGTTGCCACCAACCCTTCAATGCTTTGCAACGGAATGCCATGACTGACGATATTTGAAAGCGTCATCTTGGTCACGGCGTCATACACGACAGCAGCGTGGTACACACGCAGCGCGGGAATTGCCGGGTCATAAAACTCAACATCGTTGATGGACAGATAGTTGATCTGATCGCCGGGGTTAGGCTCAACGTCCACCAGTGTAATCATTGTGCCTTCGCCACGCACACCGTCGATGCTGATGTAGTCACCGTCTGTCACTGCAATGCCTTGACGGTAGCAGTTCTTGCAGTAGATGTTTTCGACCGTGACGTTGTTTGTGCGAATGTAGATACCGTCGCCGTCCAGTTCCTCAAACCACATATTGCGGATTGCTGAACGCTCAGACTCAAACAAGTTGATGCCATGATTCGATGCCACAACACCAGTGGCTGCGCCGGTGATGCGGAAGTTTTCCCATGCCATGTCGTAAGCAACGACACCAGTGTTTTGCTGAAACACCTTGAAGTTAGTGGCCGACTTAATGACGGAAGTAAACCCCTCGCCACGGATCGTGACGTTTTGCTTGTTTACAAGTGAAGCAGTGACCTTGAAAGTCTTGTCGGCTGGCAAATAGACAACGCCGCCACCAGCCGCAAACGCGGCATCAATAGCTGTTTGAATAGCCGTGGTGTCGTTGTTGCTATTGTCGCCAACTGCGCCAAAATCTAAGACGTTGAAAACAGCGCCTTGGATCATCGAATAAGTGACTTTTGTAAGTGCCATGATTATTTCCTTACGCTGTCACATAAAAACCGTTGACGTAAATATCTCCCGTAATTGCAGGGGAATCTGTACCAGCGAAAATAGTTCCGTCAGATTTGTAAAAATCCAAACGGGTGTTATTGTTCGGTAAATAAATTGTTGTTCCAGCAGTAACAAAATTTCCAGAATAACCAACATATGCCGCGCCGTAAGGTGCTGCATTTTCAGTGGTAAACGGAAGACCAGAAAATCTGATCTGTCCAGCGGCAGGGGTTCCTCCAGACAATTTCAAAGCAATACTGAAATAAACTAGCCTGCCAATTTTTGTATATTTTCCAGCTTGCGTTGTGTATGTCGGAGAACCGACTCCGCTTGAGACAGTTGGTGTAAACGTCCCTTCCTCGTAGTCATCCAGCAACTCGCTCGTCATGCCAGCATCCTGGCCGGTAGCAGAAAAGTCAATGCCTTGACCGCTGCTAACAATTAAATTGCCAGTTGTCAAAGTTAAGTTAGTGGCACTAATTGCACGACCTGTTGTTAAATCTGCAACACTAACTTTACGTGTTTGTCCACCTTGTACAACTGGAATTACTTCTGTTCCTGCTAGTGGTGTGGTAGCACCTGTAAGGGCACTTATTTTTGTATCTGCCATGTTAATTACCTTTAAATGTCATCATTAACAATAAATTCTACAACTGCATTTACAGGCACTGCTTCTGTAAATGTAATTGTATTGTTATCCGTTTCTGTATAAGCCGAAGTTAAACGTTGTTTAATACCTTGAATGTATACTGATAAGTTATTTGAAGCTGGTGTATATGTTATCCCGCTTAAATTAAAAATAGTTTGACCACTAGTTGCAGTTGCAATTTCACGTAACTTAACAATGTTGCCATCATATGCACCCTGTATAAGCCCGTTAACTTGTCGTAAATTTACAGCATCCGTGTTATTAACACCATCAGCTAAGTTAATGATGGAGTTAGAGTCCATATCAAGGTCGGACTCCATGTTGTTCGGGCCTGTCCCATCCCGGCTGAGAGTGTTTTCAAATGCGGCTTCGATGAGGTCTAAATTGTCATTCAGCGCATCAATCGACCCATATCGACTCCCAATTGCATTTAGTGTAAGTTTTGCCATAAGTAATCCTAATAATATTATTAGTAGCAGTTCCATAAAGGAAAGTTGTCAGTTAATGGTATGCTTAGACCTTATATATATACAAAGGTCATCACATTGAGTAATTTAGGCAGATCGATTTAAACGCCCTACAAGGCGTTTTGGTGCTGTTAAGCACCTACCCCCTTACCTACCCCCTAAAAGAGGCTATAATAGGGCTTAAAATCAGTTTAAAAGATAAGGAGGTGGGTGGGTGGGAACTGTTCTACCCCTTTTATTCAGAAATAATACTAATAAGTACTGGATGAGATAATTTTTATGAGATAATTTTACGCTACAGTGCAATATAAAACCAACCCCCCTACCCCCCTTAGTCGAGTTGAACATGAATACTAAAGT